TTACTAAAATCAGATGGGCCGTCAGCATTGTTAAGTGGGTCTATAATATCGTTTTCTATAATCATCCTTAACTTACCAGAAACAGTAATAAATATTTTGCCGTTTCTAAAAGTTAACCCATCATACATTTTAATGTCGGCCATTTTTTATTCCTTATTGGATTAACTTTATTTCTTTATTTTCAAAATTAGTTGAGCAAGTTGAATAAGAATTTGTTTTTCCAAAAACTATATACTCCGTAAGCATCGGAGTTTCTGAAACCTGTACAATACCTTGATTAATTAATATTTCAAAATTAACTTCTTGCTGGTTCATGTTCTTCCCTTACCTGTCTTTTAAGAGCTTGTATTTCTCTTGTATTTAATAATACTTGATTAAGTATTTCAAGGCTTTTATTCTGAGTATTAACTACAGTATCTATTCCTTCTTCTAACTTATTTAAAAACTCTATGTGTCTTTCTTGCATTGGCAATATGACTTTTTCGCCTAGCCACATCCCAGATTTATAAGCACACCATACAAAAAATACTAAAAATGAAAAAGAAACACCAAATCTTTCTACTAAAGTTATAAATGTTTCGCTCATTTTCTATTCTCCGAGTGATTTGTTACGCTAATTAATACACCATTAGAGAACGCCCTTAGTTTTACCAATTTTATCAATTGCGTATAAAAACATACCTACAGCTTGAGCCACCTCTGTATCAGCAGCAGCTTCTGCATAAATATCATCTATATTCATGGTTATGGTATGTTCCGGCTTGTCAGAAAGAATCCAAGTACCATCCTCATTTTTCTTTCCACGCTGAAATATAATTCTAGCCTGAGCGGGGCGAGTTATACCCTCACCAACAAAAGTCATTTGTTTAATGACCCAGTTATTATAAACGATTGCTTCGGATGCTGGAATTTGTACTGGAGTGCTTGCATTAATTAACATTTTAAACCTCTGGTTCTATGGTTGTAATTGATAAAATTTCTTCAATAGTAGAAGCATTTTGTACAGCTCTTCTTTTTGCAGCAAAAATTTTAGAAACATTGCTTCTAAATGCCCCATACTGCAACATAAAAATAGTCATTGACTGAATATCAGGAAATACAATTTCTTGATTATCTAGAGTAATAATTGGTGGTATTGGATAGCCTAAATTCGATGCCTCTTTTGCCATGGCAAAATTTGCCGATAAAAGGGCTACATCTTCTGCGGATATGCCCAAAACGCCCTGTCCAGAATTCCAACCTTGAGCGATGGTTTGGCCCCATTCGTCATCAATTTGAGCCAGTTTTTCCAGCTTTGCTTTTTCAAATGGCCATTGAGAAACAACTTCCTGAGCAGCTTGTTTCTGCTCATCTGTGGCTTCTTCTTTATAATCAATTCTGAAATTCCCATTTCCTAAATCCCCAATTCCATCTATCGGGCATACTTTTGAAATGGATTCAGATAAGGTAGATAAATATATTAACATATCCACACTCCCAACATTTTACTTGCCTCGTTTGCACCAGCAACATTTATAGTTCCTGTTGCACTACCAGAGTATTCAAGCCATGCGATATAATTATAGCCAGTTTGTGGCATAGAACTCATATTGCTATGCCTTTGATGAAACCAAGTCAAAGTTCCGGTGGCATAGCCTTGGCCACTTGAAGTATAAGTTGGTATTCCTGAAGTTGTATTTAAAGCAGCACTTGGATAATAAGCAGAAATGGCCGTTGTTGCATAAGTATTTACAGTTAAGTTGCAAGATACTGAATCTAAAGCAATTCCGGCTACAAATTCTATTTTGTTATTTGAATTATTATTGGCGTATCTCCAAGCTGCTGTAGTATAAGTCCAAGCACCAGTAGTCTCGTAAACATAAATATTCTTGGAAACTCTATTATTAAAATTCCAAACCAATCTTTTGGTTGCAGAATCTTCCGTAGTAGTGGTAGAAGTCGTGCGAATTGTTCCCAAGTATCTTCTAGTTAATGCACCTGTTTTTAAATACACACCGTTGGTCATGGTTAATGATGTGGCCCTCGTTGTATCATTAGTCCACGCTGTTAATTCTAGAGTTAGCGTTCCGGCGTTGTTGTACAAAAAAACATCGTAGTTTCTAGCTGATATAAGAGTTCCTAAAGCCAAAGACCGTTGCGTAAATGTATAAGTAGACCAATTAGTTCCATCATAAAGACTGATACGATCACCATTATATGGTGTGTAATAGATTGTTGTTTTGCTTGTCTGATCAGAAGTGGATACTGGCACTCCGCTTTCTAGTGTAAGTCTGCCAGAAGCAGTATTAGTAACCCAAGAGCCACCAGTCGAATCGGTTAAAGAATTTACGCCAGATATAACTGCTGTTTTATTGTTAATTGCTATAGCCATTAGCCTGTTACCTCAACTGTATCAACTTTTGCTACCCATCTTATTGTTTTTGACGCTTCTCCAGTAACAAGTATTTTTAAACTTCCGTATGCAGTATCTGCTACAGCATCAACAGACCAAGAACTATCTCCACCTATTGTAGTTATAATTATACTGCCAACTAAAGCTGTGGTTCCAGCAGTAGCATTTCTATCAATAACTCCTTCAATCTTCCAACCAGCAGATTCATCATTTGCATCTGTTCTTCTAGCAACTATTAATGCAGAAAATGCATAAGTTGTATCATTAGGTAATGACAAATGATTATATGTGTCTTGCGCCGATCCATCAGAAGTCATTACTGTCTGGGTTCCATTGGTAGTTGAACATCTTAAAGTCACGGTTCTTGATTGTGCATCTCCGGCAGATGAAAATGCTCCACTTGATAAAGCAAACGCACTTCCTGTTAAAGATCTTGTAGTTGCATTTGCTCCAGCAGAAATAAATCCATTAATACTAAAAGATCCATTTGCTTCTAAGGTAGCTATATTAGTTGTTCCGGCATACCATTTAAAATAATTAGTTGTAGTTGGAATAGAAAACCACAAGGTATTCATTTCTATACCAAGTGCATAATCTACTGTTGTAGAGGAAACTTCTGGCCATAGGACTATTTTTGTTCCAGAACTTCTTGTATTGAATGACGGCGCAGCATATCCATTAGCGCCAAAATCTATTCTATTTCCACCAGAACCATCTAGATAAATTTGTCCTCCGCCATCAGATGCATTATTTGCAAGATTTGATACAAATCTTCCAGTATAATCAAAGTAAGAATAAGTGGTAGCTCCAGTAGAATTTCTAAAATCTAATAAGTTGGCAGTTTGTGAGTTTGCCCCAAATATTCCTAATGGTGTTTGACTTGCTGATGTTGCATAAGCTCCGGTATCAATTCCAGAAGTTGCCTGATATTCTAATCCAACAGCACCAGCAAAAGATCCAGCGCCATCATTATATTGGAAATAATATTGAGAACCTCCAGGAGATGAATTGCTACCTTGATCACCTTGACTACCCTGATCTCCTTGATAACCTTGATCGCCCTGAGATCCTTGATCCCCCTGACTGCCTTGAAATCCTTGGGAACCTTGAACGCCTTGAAAACCTTGATATCCTTGAAAACCTCTTAGTCCTTGAATACCTTGATTTCCTTGAAACCCCTGACTACCTTGTGATCCAGTCGCACCTTGATTTCCTTGTGACCCAGTAGAACCTTGACTACCCTGTGATCCAGTTGCGCCTTGATTACCCTGTGATCCAATAGATCCTTGACTACCTTGTGGTCCAGTTGCACCTTGATTTCCTTGTGATCCAGTAGCACCTTGATATCCTTGATACCCTTGTGATCCAGTATTACCTTGATATCCTTGATTGCCTTGTGAACCAGTAGAGCCTGTATTTCCTTGATAGCCTTGGCTACCTTGTACCCCATTATTTCCTTGGTTGCCTTGCGAGCCAGTATTGCCCTGATACCCTTGATTTCCTTGAGGTCCAGTTAACCCCTGATAACCTTGTGACCCATTGTTTCCTTGGTTGCCTTGATAACCTTGTGGGCCAACTTGAGTATATAAAACTTGAGTAGCTGTTAATATAATACTTGGAATTGCTGGGGCAGGAGAAGCAGCAGCTACATATTGTAAAGAAACATCAGTATTAGTTGCTTGCCAAGCTAGTTCTAGATAATCACCAGCATTAAGTTTTAAAACAAAATTAACTGTTCCAATAGCATGACCATCAGTTCCACCATGGCTTTCTACAACACTCCACTTGCTATCAGTATCAGATACATTTGAACCATTCTTTTTAAGCCATATACTAGCGTCTTGTATTTGAACATTAGCATTAACTAACTGTACAGAAAATATAATGCTATAAACACCAGAATAAGCAAATGTTATTCTTGAATTAGATACTACACTAACTCCATTATTATCAGCGTCTGAATTGTTGTAGGTTATAAGATATTCTGTATTTGCTGTAGTTATAAATTGATCTTGTGTAGACCAAAAAGATCCCCAATAACCTAATGCTCCACCAGCACCAGTAGCGCCAGTTGTACCTTGACTTCCCTGACTTCCCTGTGGTCCTGTTATAGAAGCTCCTTGATAACCTTGAAGACCTACACTACCTTGACTTCCTTGACTGCCTTGATAGCCAGAACCTTGATTTCCTTGAAAACCCTGTGAACCTTGGTCACCTTTGCTTAAAACTAACTGCCAATTAGATGGATATGATGGTGGAATATATCCAGCTGCACCAATATAAACTGTCATTACATATAAAGAACCATCATATGTAACTGCTTGACCTACTGAATAGGTAACTCCATTATTATAAGATCCTAAATAATCAAATATTTCTGGGCCTTGTGATCCTTGGAAACCTTGATTGCCTTGATCACCTTGTGAACCTTGTTCACCTTGAAAACCTTGGCTACCTTGATCACCCTGTGAACCTTGTTCACCTTGAAAACCTTGGTTACCTTGGTCACCCTGTGACCCTTGTTCACCTTGGAAACCTTGGTTACCTTGGTCACCCTGTGACCCTTGTTCACCTTGGAAACCTTGGTTACCTTGGTCACCCTGTGACCCTTGTTCACCTTGGAAACCTTGATTGCCTTGATCACCCTGTGACCCTTGTTCCCCTTGAAAACCTTGATTACCTTGGTTACCCTGTGATCCTTGTTGCCCTTGGAAACCTTGGTTACCTTGTGAACCTTGTGAACCTTGTATACCTTGAAAACCTTGATTACCTTGATGCCCCTGTGATCCTTGTTGTCCTTGCAATCCTTGATAACCTTGCGGACCTGTTGCTGGATTAGAAACTAAAGTTGTATGAATATGCGTTTGAGTATTATCACGAAACTCAAAAGTGGCAGAACTATTATTTTGTCTTATATTTACATATATTTTTATTCTCAATCTTTTAGTTAAATCTGGCAAAATTGTAGCAGGAACAACGAGATCTGAAACTACTAATGATTGAGTTGTTAAAATAGCAGAAGCTGATGAAGATGAACCTTGTATAATTAGTGTTTCATTGCTTGTGCCATCTGAATCTACATAATAAATACCATAATGCATAGTCGGCACTTGGCCAGTAGTGCTTGAAAGTGCATATAAATTTAATTCCCAAACACCAGAAGTTATAACTGTTGAAGTTAAAGCGCCAACTTGAGTCGTAAATGTTCCAACCAAATAATTATTTGCTATATTTAAACTACCAGTTGTAATTGTGGTTTGTGTTCCGGCATTTACACTCGTTAATAATTCTCCAGTTTGCGGATATGATCCACCGGTAGTATCAAAAAATAAAACTAAACCGCCACTAACACCGGCGTTTCCTTGAAAACCTTGATTACCCTGTAATCCTTGACTTCCTTGTAAACCTTGGTTGCCTTGATTGCCCTGTGATCCTTGAGTACCTTGAAAACCTTGGTTACCTTGGAATCCTTGATATCCAGAATCGCCCTTATCTCCAGTTCTTGCAAAAGTAAGTAATACTTCATCATCATTAGAAAATGTTCCGCTTCCAGATAAATAAGAAATTGTAACATCAAAAAAACTAGGTTCTTCTTCTGAGGAATTGCTTATAGTATAAAGTGCAAATACTGTAGAGTCATTTTTCTTAGATAATTTAAAATGACCTTTTATAGTGCTTGTTGAAGCAGAGATTGTATTTAAGAATAGCGAAAGATCTATGTTTGCATTATTTGGATTATCATCAATTATAACATGCGTAGCTGATGCAAGAGAAGCGTTATTAAATCTTATATAATTGTCACCTGGGTCGTTGATTGAGTAATTATTTGTGTCTATTTTATATTCAACTGTTACGCCACCAAAGCTACCAGTTGATCCCTGATATCCTTGGCCACCTTGATTTCCTTGAAAACCTTGTTCACCTTGTGAACCTTGTTCCCCTTGGAAACCCTGACTACCTTGATCACCTTGTGATCCCTGTTCCCCTTGAAAACCTTGGTTACCTTGATCACCCTGTGACCCTTGTTCTCCTTGGAAACCTTGGTTACCTTGGTCACCTTGTGACCCTTGTTCGCCTTGAAAACCTTGGTTACCTTGGTCACCTTGTGATCCCTGTTCCCCTTGGAAACCTTGGTTACCTTGATCACCCTGTGACCCTTGTTCACCTTGGAAACCCTGATTACCTTGATCACCTTGTGATCCCTGTTCCCCTTGGAAACCCTGATCACCCTGTGACCCTTGTTCTCCTTGGAAACCTTGGTCACCTTGTGATCCTTGTTCCCCTTGGAAACCTTGATTGCCTTGATCACCCTGTGAACCTTGTTCCCCTTGGAAACCCTGATCACCTTGTGATCCTTGTTCTCCTTGAAAACCCTGATCACCTTGTGATCCTTGTTCCCCTTGAAAACCTTGATTACCCTGTGATCCTTGTTCTCCTTGAAAACCCTGCTCGCCTTGTAATCCTTGATTTCCTAATAAACCTTGATTCCCTTGAAATCCTTGATTACCTTGATTTCCTTGGTTACCTTGAAACCCTTGGTTGCCTTGAAGACCCTGATTACCTTGGTTACCCTGCGACCCTTGAAAACCTTGGTTACCTTGAAATCCTTGTTGTCCTTGAGATCCTTTAATAGGACCAACATTTTGCCAATAAACAGGACTTGATCCTGTATAAACAACACCGTCACCTATTGCAGCGGAACCATTAGATGGATTTGGACATGCTTGAGAAGCAGTTCCTTGTGCTGTTGATGTAAGTAGCCACATATCACCAAGTACAGCACCAGAAGTTTCATTATTAAATATATTTTCCCAAGTATCAGATCCCTGTATGGTAACTCCTGCTCCAGTCTGTCCTTGACTACCTTGAATACCTTGGTTTCCTTGAAATCCTTGATTTCCTTGATAACCTTGTGAACCTTGTATTCCTTGTGAGCCTTGTATTCCTTGGTTACCTTGAAAACCTTGAAATCCTTGATTGCCTTGTTCTCCTTGAGATCCTTGGTTTCCTTGAGATCCTTGAGATCCTTGACTACCTTGAGAACCTTGATTCCCTTGAAAACCTTGGCTACCTTGGTTTCCTTGAAAACCCTGTCTACCTTGAAATCCTTGATTACCTTGAAACCCTTGATTTCCTTGCAACCCTTGAAAACCTTGCGAACCTTGAAAACCTTGATCGCCAACTAAAACAAAAGATACAGAAATTAATTCATTTGCGATTAAAGAAAACCCAGCACTAGATTGAACATGAGAAACATTAAAAGAACCATATGTTCCATTAACTGTAGTAGAAGATGTTATTTTAAATACTGTAAACTTTGAAGGATTTGTTATTGATTGAATAAACAATATTGATTTTGTAGAATTTGTAGAATTGTCAAAAAGACTATATATCTCATGAACTTCATTTCCATTAATATCATAAGCACTTAAACTTAATGTTGTTGCAGAAGATATAGTGAGGTTGTTGAATCTTAACTGAGATGGTGTTGGAACACCGGAGATAGAAGTGCTATATATATATTTAATTGATGGGGCATTTATACCTTGATAGCCTTGATAGCCAAGCTCGCCTGTTATATTAACATCCCATATACTTGCGCTTCCAGTTCCTGTTACATAATCAACATCTACAGTTATTTCATTTGTTACTGGATTTGTAGAAGTTACTTTTCCTTCTAAAAAATCATCATTATTAGTAATGTCAACTATTCTTACTCTTACGCCAGCCCTAAATGATAATATATTAGAAATTACTAATGTTTTTAATCCGATTGTTTTTGTTAATGTTGATAAAGATTCAGAAAAACCAAATGAAAAACCCTGAGAACCTTGAACACCTATAATTCCTTGTTCGCCTTGAAACCCTTGATTTCCTTGATTTCCTTGCGAACCCTGTGAACCCTGCGTTCCTTGATTTCCTTGAAAACCTTGTGAACCAGTAATTACGCCTGGAACAAAATTAGTTCCATCGAACTTAATTACTTGTCCAGAAGCGGGAACTCCTACAAAATCATCTTGATCTTGTATTCTCGATGGTTTTTTGCTGAAATGCATTGTTTATTCCAAGTATTTTGGAGTTATTCCTGTAGTGCATCCATCTATATATGATACACCACAAAAATCTGCTAATTGATTTGCAATCTGATTAGTATTTTGCATCAAATCTGAATAATTTATAGTTATTTTTTTACCATTAAAAGAATTGAATATATTTTGACAAATTTCATGCTGTTTTTCTATGGTATCTGGATTAGCTTGTCTACCAAGTAAAGAAACATATTCTTGATAAGATTTTTCTATATTTCTCATAGACCATATTAAACCAATGTTTAAATCACAATCATTAATTAATTTTGCAAAAACACCTTTTCTTAAAAGATCAAAAGATCTTATTCCCATTTTATTAAAAACGCAGCTTTCTTTTTTTAATTTCCAATATGTAGATGTATTTAATGAAATATAATTTGAAAATTTATCATTAAAACTACCAGTTGGATACCACAATGCATTATCAGATTGTGGACTTTTTTCAGACATACTTATGCCCAAAGAACTAATTATTTTTGATATAACGCTAGTTCCAGATCTATATGTTCCTAAAACTATATAACAATCGTTCATTCTAAATCCTCATTTCTATCATTAAAAAATTTATTAATATCTTTTAGTAAATTACTATTTCCGACATATCTATATATACCCTGTTCTATAGCAAGATCTTTTTGCAATGAAAAATCATTATTATCTAATAAATCAAATCTAGATGCATATTGTCTATCTATTTTATTTCCATGATTAAGATGAAAAACCGGCTGATCTATATAATCAATATCAATATTGTTTTTGGGCAAAGTTAATAAATCGTCAATAAAGTTGTTTTTAAATTTTTTATACTTTATAAATGGTATACTTTTTGTTTCTTCTAAATCTAACCACTTGATTATATTTATTGTGTCTCCTCCGCCAACTATGCATTTATCATATAGAGGGTTATTTAATAATGTTTCTTTTTTGGTTATCCAAGCTATACCTGGATTTCCATAAACAAAGTCTTCTGAAAATAGCGTTTTTTTATAACCATCTTTTCCGCCAGAAACAACGACTTGTTTTGAAATAGAATCGTGTTTAAATGTATAAAATCCATTGTATTTAGTATGATTTCTAGGTAAATAATGAACAGAAGAGAACGGTTGAATAAATAAGTTTTCTTTATTATCAATTTTTTGTTTTGCTTGTTCTATCCAGTCTTCTTCTGAAAAAAGAATATCTCCATCAATAAAAGAAACATATTTTATATCATCCGTTAATTTTTGACAAACATAATTAATAACCCTTTCCTTCTGCCATAATAACTGATCTGTTTGAAATTTTATAGTTCCTGGAAATGGCAAATCAAAACTACCATTTGTAGAAATTTCTATCGGTATAATTATAGCATTATATTTTGATAGATTATTATGACATATATAAAAATTATTTAATAAGGATTTTCTTTTATAATGATTCCAATAATACATTATTATTGCAACATCATTATTTATCATACTTTAACCTTTATATTTGAAGTGTAGTTTTGTAATGATATATTCATAACTTGAGCTTCTTGCAAAGAAATACTTCTGTTAAGAAACACGCTAAAAGGGAAATAAGCTAAGTATCTTGTTTTAATTGAATTTTCTATGTCTTGATGAGTTGAGTATACAACCGCATAATTTTCATTGTCTGGAATAAAGTTATCATCAACAAAAGTAACTCTATCCTCAAGACCAAATCTTTGTAACCAAATTTTATTATCTATAAAATCAATTTTATTTTTTGGTTTATAAGAAATAACTTTACATCCAGCTTGTGCTAATATTAACAAATCTGCTGCGGAAGAACCAATGTATATAATATTATTATTAACTATCAAACTGGCTAAATCTATATAGTCATTATTAAAACTTCTATTTGGAACACCGTCAGGAAACACTATTGGAAATTCTAAAAATTGATGTTCAAGTTTTATATTATCTGTTGCTAAATTAACTTTCGGCCAAAAACAAACAGTATTACAAAATTTTAAAAATTGATTTAATGTTTGAATTATTGAATTTCTATCATGTACTTTTTTAATAAACTTTTTTAAATGCCTTGAAGAGATTAAAAATGGGCCGGTCGTAGTTTCTTCTATATATGAAGTAGTTGAGTATTCTGATGATTTACTTTCTGGCATTGGACCATTACATATTTTTAAAACAGCCAAATCAACTTGATATCTAAGCAACGGTTTCCAAGTTGATAAATTGTTATAAACATGCGGAGATAGCTTTTGAGAATTTTCTACAAAAATAAAGTATTCGTAAGAATCTAGCAAAGATGCTTGCTCTAAAAAACTATAAAAATATGAATTTCTATTTTCTTTTTCAAGAGATACAACTTTTCCGACAAAATCTGTATAATTTACATTGCTTGGAAATAATTTATTTTGAAAGCAAACTAAATTTGTTAAGGGTTTTGTTCCAACTCTAAATTCTGTTGATCTAGCATTACATACTGCCATGTTTTCCTCCTAAAAATATATTATAGGAAGAAATCGGGAATGCAATAAAAAAAGGCAGAGCTTTCGCCCTGCCCTTTTTATTTTTATATAGGTCTTATTAGAAACCGCCCAAGAGTACACGGCGGTTATCGAGAACAGCGAAACCGTGTTCACCAAAACCGTACATACCCATCCTACGCTGACGATGGAAAGTAGGATCTTCAAAGATCTCGATTTCCTGACGAACAGGCATAACGAAGCTGTCACGCTTCTCAAGGTCAAGACCAACGACCAACTCGCTCTTGCCAGACAGAGAGCCAGACAAGGTAGAGGTGTAGTAAAGCTGGTATTCCTGACCAACACCAAGTTCATCAATCTCATGAAGATTTACGCCGAAAACCTGAGATAAACCACCTTCCTGAGAAACAAAAATTTCTCGGCGGGTGAAGTCATCAACTTCGTTAATATCCCAAGTGCGAATATCTTCCATAGCTTCTGGAGATACATACAGATCGGTAAGCTTTCCACGATTAATGGAAGTGCTGTTACCACCAGCATTCCTACGCATCACGGTCTTCATCAAGGCAATAAGCCTCTTGCTGAAGTAACCAGCGGTAGCAACGCTGTCAGTCACAAGAAGGTTCCTACCTTTACCAGCAGCGATGATTACATGCCAACCATCATTATTGTTCTTGCGGGTAAAAGAAGCTTCAAGGGTCTGCATTGCACGACCAACAATATCCCAACGAGCATCACGAAGATACTTAAGGGAGAAGTCGATGGAAGCACCAACTTCATAGGTCTGTACAGTCAGATAATCGCCTTCAACATGGCGTTCTGGAATACGACCTTGGGAAGGAATGGTGTAAGCGATGAAGTCCTTCTCAGAACCTGGAGACAGGAAATCGAGAGGGAATTCAACAGCAGTACCTGGCTGGAAAACAACCTGTTCAAAGATGTTTCCAAGAATATCGCCCTTCAAAACGCCTTGGCGCAAAGGAAGGGTAAGAGCCTTGGCAAGTTCCTTCTGAGCAGCTACAGCAACTTCATAATTGTTGCTACCAGCCTGTTCAGCAAGTTTAACCATTTCTGGAGTTGGGGTCTTCATGGTATTAGTTTCTCCTCTTTATTATACGATTGGAAGGTCAATGAATACTTTTGCATACCCATCAGAATCAACTCCACCAAGGAATTGACCGACCTTTGGAGTTCCAGAGGTCTGAGTATCGGTTAGCAAACCATTAGCTGCCAAATAAGCGGATTCGCCAGCTGCTGGAGAAACCCCAGAAGCGATCTTATCAGTAACAACCCATCCCTTCGTAAGAAGAGGAACTTTTTCGCCAACCAACTGTTCATCTTTGTGCCAGTTGCGATGCTGACGAGTAATGTCGATGGACACTACATCTGCCAAGCAAAGACCAGCTGGAACAAGGCCGGAAGGATTAGATGCCCTAGTTACGGTAGCTACATCATCAGCCAAAGCACCGGAACCGGAAACGCCGAATACCAATACTTCGCCCTTTTCAATTTCGATATTGCAAAGATTGCTAATATCGGTAACAACAATGTTGCGATCTGGTTTAAGAGCCATGAGAATGTTTCTCCTTATTCTTCGTTCTTGCCAAGGTTTTCAGTTTCAACACCAAGATAGGCAGCGATTTGAGAAGCGACTGTCTGAATTGGATCTGCATCATTTGCAGGAACATTCAAAGCAGCTTCTTCCTTAACTTCTGCGTTATCTAAAACTTCTTCAGTTGCGACTACTTCTGCATTGTCCTCTTCTGCCATTACAGTTCTAGGACAAGAGCAAGTCTCTTCTTTTTCCATTTCTGGATTTGGCATCATTTCAGCTGTTTTCTTAAGCATCATGAGTTCTTCATTCAGCTTTTTAGCAGCAGCTTCATATTCAGCCATTTTCATAGAAAGATAATCACTCTGTTTGGCAATAACGCCAGCAAATGACTCATCTTCAAGGTTGTTCATGAATGACACAATGCCTTCTGCTTCTGCCTTGGACATGCCAAGCTTTTCAGAAACAAGAGCAATGCGATCACTCTTTTTCTTCTCTTCTTTCATCTTCTGCAATTCTTCAGTAGCTTTGGTAAGCTCCTGCTGCATAAGATTTGCCTTGGCAACAGCTTCAGAAAGTTCAGTCTCTAGTTTGGCTGTATTTTCAACAGCGACTTCAACCTTCTTTTCCATTTCAGCTGCCTCGGTCTTTTCGACAATCTGTTCAGACATTGAAAAATTCTCCTTAACTTCTGGAGTCTCAAGACTTTCATACCCCAAATCAACTATTTTTGCTTCGGTTTGTAGTATAACGCTATCTGGGTTGGCTGGTTTACGAACTAAGCCCTTTCCAGAAAATATTATATTTCTTAAAACACGGCCTATCTTTTGATTTCCGTAAACACCAGTTCCGCCATATGATCTTAAATACTTTGTTAAAAATGAGGTAGCCTCATTTCTTGCTATAATTCTGGTTTTTTTACCATCAGTCATAGCATAATCAAAGTTGCTAAACAAAGCTTCCATCGACACAAACCAAGTGCCATTAGGGATTTGCGTAATTATATCATTAATCTGCAATTTCTTTTCTTGATTTTCCCATTCTTTATAAATTACAGCAGATGTAACAATATTGTAATTTTCTGGAGGAGTATCAGAAGTTATAGGCGAACCATTTTCATCAACTGGATAACAACCAGTAATGTGACCAATGATAATGTCTTGATTGTGTTCAAGATTAAATGGTTTATCTTCTGGCGTACTTCTAGCTTTCCACATTTCCTCTGCATCAAAAACATCATCGTTCTTATTCCAGCCTGTACTTACCAAAATAGACTTTAAATAAAATAAGTCTTCTTGGTTTTTATTTTCTGCTTTTGCTATTTCAGCTATTGTTTTATTAAACTTGTTATTAATAAATAGCTGTTCATCAACAGATGATTCCGAAGCTACCATATCAAAAGCTATGGAATTACTAGCTTTTACAAATTCGGAAACACCGTCTTCAATTTCTGTCTTGAATGGTTCAATCATAGTGTCACCTCTTTTTAAGAAATACACCAAACCAATTGAGTATTCTTTTATACAATGGAACATAACCGCTTATGCACAAAGAAATTGTATCTATTTGAATTTGAGGTTTGTCTGCAAACTGAGCTAAAAACTCAGATGTATTTTTTGAATCAAAATAAAAATTATCAAAAAATCCATTAACTTTCACTTTTTTTAAATTATTATAATTCAAACTTTTTGGCCAAGCAGCTTCTAAAACATCTGGGTTATTATTATTTATTAATGGTGGCCAAACATCTTGATTAGATGTAACTGCAAAAACAGCAGTTTTCCATGCGTTTAACATTTCTGAATTCCACTTAAAAACAGAAGCATCAAAACCTTGGTTAATTTGTTTTTCAAAAATATTATAAGCCATAGGACTTACTTTAGTGTCTGTGGCATGAACAATTACAAAACAGTCATTTCCGTTTTCATCAAAAATAATTGGTAACGCTTTTCTAAAATTAATACTTTCATAAAAACTTGTACTTCCTGTTTTGTCTACTGTATTTCTATAAATAACTTTATGTATTAAATTATTTTTTTGTAATTCATCTAAAATCCATTTTTTGGAAATCTCTGGGTCTGCCCATAAAACATAAATAATAGGATGGTGTTTAAAGAAAACTCTACATCTATAAATATGCTGAACATTATCTATTAGTTCATGATATCTGCGATGAAGAGTTATCAATATTATCGGTTTTTTGTAATCCGATTGTGTGCATCGCATATACAGAAGCCTGTATTTTTCTAGTTATTTCTGATGTTGGTAAATTGCCAGTTTTTTCTAAATACTTAGCCATACAAGTTTTAAAGAAGTCTTCTACATCAGTAGGTATTTCAAGTTTCTCTTTTAATGAATTAAAAATAAAAGTCTTACTAATTTTTTGATCTGGTTCTGTTTTGCATAATAGAGCAAACTTAATATGTTCAAACTCATTTATTTGTGCAACAGAAAGATCTCTTAGTGTTTTCTTGTTTATACTCTTTAAATAAGCTGGCTGGACTATTTCTGCTATAGTCTTTTGTGTTTGCTCTGCCCAATTAAGCCTATCTATAAAATCAGATGCCATAGCTGGCTTAATCACTTTTCTTTTTCTTGGCAAGCTATCAGTTTTTCCGAGAGGTCTTCCCTGTCCAGATTCACCTTTTGGTTGCTCATCATTTTGATTAGTTGGATTTTGCGCCGGAGCTATAGAAGATGCCGGAGCTTTTATGCCAAAATATTCTGGTGGCAAAATTCCAAGTTGTGTAAATATTTTTTCAACAGCTTCTTTATGCTGCGGACTATGGAAAGGAGATGCCTTTGGAGGTAGCATATCTTGTTTTCTATAATCTCTTTCTCTTCTAAGTCGAACACTTTCAATTTCTGGTATAAGATTAAATCTTTCTTGAACCGCTTCCTCACTAATAAGATCTCTATCGGCAAGTTCAATCAACAATCTCTTTTCTGCTGCTTCATCTGATAAAGTTTGATGGTCAAATACTATTTGGGCTGGTGCTTTAAATCCCATAGCCATTTGAACAAGCTTTACTTCTTTTTCCCAAAATTCAGCAACTACATCACGGCCATATTGAAGTCTTTCTATAAGAGTTCTCAAACTTATATAATTATTTGAAAAGCCAGATCCTCCTGGCAAACCAGTAAGTGATGGCGGAATACCAAGTCCGGCATAAATAGAATTTAAAATAGGCTTATATTTTTCTTCGCCTAAAAAATTAACTAAATCAGTTTTAGTTTCAACAACATCAATTTCTGGACCCCAAATAAGATCCATGCTTCCGCCACCGACATTATTTAATAGCATGTCAGCAAGACGATTAATTGCTTCTTCGGTTGGCAAAATACGATGTTCAAGCGATCCAAGCTTCCAAAGTCTGATATGGCTAATAGCTCCATCTAAAGCTGCTAAATCAGCTAATTTCATTTTTTCCAACATTTGCAAATCTTTTAGCAAAGCATATAACATCGGCTTTGCCCATACTTGCCAATCATCACGCTTGTAGTATAAAGCTACAGTTTTATTTACATCTAACGGAATTAAAAATCCGCCACGAACTGCATAATCATCCATTTCACTAGGTAATGATTTTACAATTTCTTTTTCTATATCGGATTTTGGATTTTTTATTTTTCTAGAAAAACTTTCTGTTAATCTAACGCCAAATCTAAAAGCTTTTGGGCCAATAAATGGAGCTACTTCTTCGCCATAAACCTCTATTGTTGTTGGATTATATATAGTATATTCCCAAGGAACTTGTGACTGTTTTGGTTTTTTAATAAAATTCTTTTTTGTTTCAGCTGCCATACCCTTTTGGATAATGTCTATTTCTTCTGGTTTTAATATGGCGTTTGCTCTTTTAATAATTACATTTCCTGCACGATATAAAAGATTTAGTATTCTTTCAGTTCTTTCTTTACCTCTAATTTTCTTGAACCACTCTTTATAAAACTTTTCTATTTTTTGGTTTGGGTGAACCAAGTCAATTCCTTGGCAAGCAAATTCGCTCATCATATCTACAGTATTGCGAACAATGCCTATTCTTTCATAAGCTTGCATACAGGCCGTCATTATTTCTTTATCACGGACTGGTATTTGTTCATTTGGCCTAAAAAAGTCGTAATCCCTACGATCAAAGCCTTCACGAACAGAAATGTTTGGAGATTCAATGTTTTTATAACTACTTGTACCAACAGTCTTCTTAACTGCTTGGCCATTATTATTGCTCTTAGCAATGGCTTTTTCTTTAGATTCTAAGTTATTTTCTTCCCAAGTAACGAATAAGTCTTTTTTATCGCTCATGTTTATCCTGCTTATTAAATTGTAATTAGATCATAATTGAATTACACCGAATCTCTTCTTATAGCTTCGCCATAATTTCCGCTCTTTTTCAATCCTTGGTTAAACCATTCTGGGGCTATATATAAAGGTTTGCCTGTATTTTTGCCAGATAAAGAATTAGAAAATCCACCAACAGAAACATAATTGTCTTGGACTATAGTTCTTTGTATTTGTCTAGCTGTCATATTAGCCATAAGCAAAGATGAATATCTATCTTTTCTTGTTCTGCTTCCTCTTATCTGATCTTTAAAGTCTGGAGTATCCCATCTATCTCTACCACCAGATGTTAATGTATGAACTATGCTGGCTAATTCATCTTTTAACTCTTCTATTTCCATAACACAATCTTCTAAAGTGTCATATAACTGTATATCTTTGCCACTAGATGTATCGTAAACAATACGCCCTTTATCTCTATCATCTTCAAAAGCTAATCCTATAGATACGCTATCAAAAAATGGGAATAGCAATACTTTATCTTCCATATCTTTTCTAAGACCGTGATTTGCTTCTACGACCCACTTTCCATCTGCAAAATTAACCATATTTAATATATGTTGGCCAGCTTTATCATCAGAATCTTTTCTTTTTTTGATATCTGGATCTATAGTTCTCCAGAACGGAACCTCATTTGGCAAGAGCTTTGACTCGTCATGTAGGGCTTCTTCTACCGAAATACCACCACCTTGACTATCAATGGCAATCTCTCTACATGGAAATAACTTAGCTAAATCCCTTATTTTTCTGGCGCAATAAGAGTAAAAGTTCTGTTCTTTTGTGATTCCTCGCTTTAATCTTTCCCTATGCGCTGCCCTATTAGTTGTCCAGCAATAGACAATCCTTCTCATATTTTGATGTAAAGCCAAAATAATAACAGAAAAGTTATCTCTTTCAGATGCCGGATCAACAGCCATCACATGCTCAATGCCTATCTCGCCCACTAAAGAGGCTGAAAAATTAATATCTGCTAAGGAAGTTCCAGCTTTTCCAACAACGCAAGACTCTATTAAGCTACGCTTGAAAAATCCTTCGGAATCGGTTGCAAATGTTGCACCATATTCAATCATATAATTCGCCTTGGTGCTTGTCGCTTTCGCTGAAGATATCTGCTTCTGATCCATGAATCCTATTGGTAGTAACTCTACTGGTATTCTTACTATTGAGTAATCACGCCAGTTAAAGCCAGCTGGTATTGGTCCTTGGAAAAACTCTTCGAGCTTTTTTGTATCGCCACGACTATTGATGATAGTTCGATAAGAGTTCCAATTCTTATAGAAATGGTTAAAGGAATAGTAAGCTGTTCCTGAGATTATGTTTTGGTTTGCTCTAAGTGTGCGACTTTCTTCTTTTTCATTATCTTCTGACCATAATCCTAATTGTTTCATTAACCTGATTCTTGCTTGATCTTTAACTGATTGAGCAGGAGAAGCTGCCACCGAAGAGAAGCCTCTCACAACATTTTGGTAAATTTCTTCTTTGATAGAAGCAAATTCGTCAGCAATTGTATAGTTTGCTCTTTGACCACGAATCTTGTCGCCATTACCGAGAGGAAGCGCAAATCCAACACTATCGCCAACAATCATGTCAAATCTATCTACAGATCTGCTTGGCCCTTGTTCACGATTATTTTTGCCACGACCAGATCCGCACAAATCTCTATAAATATTACCGCTAACCCAAAGATTTTCCATATATTCAAAAATAACTTTTGCCTGTCTAAATGCAGCGCCAACTATCGCTATCTTACAACCCTGTGTAAATAAAAGCCTTAACATAGCGTATAAACCAAGAATAAAAGATTTACCACTACCACGACCAGCAATAAGCATGGGGAATGGGCGATTCCAAAGTTCTTTTAAAATTAAATGCTGAAAAGGCATTATTTCTATGTCGAATAACAATTTGCATGTAAATGGAAAGTAATCTGGATTTCTCATTATTTTTAATAAATGTACATGCGGATTTTCTTTGTCTGCATGAGTCATTACTTTAAATGGATGAATTGCATCTATGGGCAAGTCTAAAAGAGATTCAATCTGAGAAATGTCAGCACCAGGTCTGATGCCAACTATTTCTTTTTCAGAGAGCATCCAAGCTTTATCTAAAACTTTTTTAAGTTTGTCCATAATGTTCACACACTCTCTTAAATAAACTCGAAGCTACTTCTCGCCCAAATTTTCCTGCAAGAATAATCTTTGTCTTAAATTGTACTTCTATATCTAAAAGTGCTTTTACAATAAACTGCGGAGTTATTTTTATAAACTTGTATTTGCTTGGGGGGATTTGAGTAGATTGAGGAAACTTGTAAATGTCTTCCATCGTAAATTCTAAAATAACAAATGGAAGCTCAAAGCTCTCAAGTCTTTCTAATTCGCTATGAAATCTTTTTTGTGTGATGTTCATAGAGAATTCACTAAGATCTCCCTTCCTCTCTATCACAAATTTATCTTCAAAACCTTCTAATGAGTAATCGCCAGTTTTTAATGTGGCGATAGTCATTCCTTCACATGAAGGACTTGGATTGAATTCCCACCCAAGTTGTTCTCTAGTGTCTTTTATTACCTTATATTTTTTGTTGTTCATAAAGTTTATAGTCAGAAAGAACCATGTCTTTGACTAACTCACTAAAAGTGACGGTGGGAGTCCAACCAGTAACTTCCATAATCTTTGTTGGATTTCCTCTAAGGTGTTTTACTTCAGAAGGTCTAAACAAAGACTGATCTATATCAACATGTTGTTGATAATTATCAATTCCTGCAACAATACATGCTTCTTCAAGGAATTCTTCTACTGAATGAGTAGATCCTGTAGCAACAACATAGTCATCTGGCTTCTCTTGATCGACAATTAGTTTCATTGCCTTAACATAATCAGCTGCATGACCCCAATCTCTTCGTGCTTTTAGATTTCCAAGAGTGATTCTTGGTAATGAAAGACCTCTTTCATAGCAATACATGAACTTTGCTGCCCACAAACTGATTTTTCTAGTGACAAAATTGTGTCCTCTGCGTGGACTTTCATGATTAAACAAAATTCCGCAGCTTGCATGTAGGTTATATGAGTTGCGATAGCAGTTTACGAAGTTGTGAGCAGCTACTTTTGCTACTGCATAAGGACTTTCTGGTATGAAAGGCGTATTTTCGTCTTGAGTGCCATCATCTTCGACAGCATTTCCAAATTGTTCGGACGAACTTGCTTGATAAAACCTAGAAAATGGTGCGCTATCACGAAAAGCTTGCAAAACATTGAAGCAACCAACAGCAACTGAGTCAAAAGTCAGCATTGGCTGGTCAAAAGACACCCTAACATGTGATTGTGCAGCTAAATTAAAGATATAATCGGGTTGTTCGGCAGAAATAATATTCAAAACCGAGTGATAATCAGTCACATCTCCATAAACAATACTAAAAAATGATGAGTTTAAGACATTTTTCAGTCTGGATAGGTTGTCAGACGATGTTCTTCGAGTAACACCAACAACTTTGATGTTATTTTGTATCAAATATTCAGCTAAATATGACCCGTCTTGACCTGTAACGCCAAAAATTACTGCTTTCATGCTTCTTCCTTTTGATTTTCTATAGTGTCCGCATTCAAAATAGGCAAATCTGCCGAGCCATCTTCATACACATGGGGCGCTCCTAGCCTATCCATCTCTTTTTCTGATACCTGTCTCATGATTTCCATGTGTCGCCCCATCAATTCCTTGTTCTCTTCCTCTTGTAATTGTCTGATAATAGCTAAAAAGCTCTGTTTTGACGACTCAATTCTTGTTACTCGCTGCTCTCTAGTAGCTTTTAGATCTTTAAGTAGTGCCTGATGCTTCTCTTCAAGCTTGATAAACTCGCCAGACCTTGCCTGTTCGGCCTGTTTTGCCGATTGAATTTGAGCTTCAAGTGATAAAACATGCTCTCTATCGTCTTCAGACATGGCAGATCTGTCTGGAAAGGTCGCCAAAAAGTCATTTTGCATAGAAACTAGTCGGGCGATCTCTTGAGCAGCGCTATATTTTGCCTTTGCGTTCCTATGCATCATGATTTCAAACTTGATTAGCAAAGAAATTTGTGTCTGCTCAGTCACTAGCACATCATCTTTGAACTGCGCCATATACTGAGCGTACTTTTCTTCATAATAAAGCAACTCATTGGGCGAAAGCTCTTCTGTTAGTTGCTGCCAAGCCTTGGTTTTCTTAATGTCTTGGGCGATTTGCTGCTCTTGCTCATTGAGTGAGGCTATTTTTCTATTAGCACGAAGCATTACATCGTTCTGATTAATAACTCTTCGTACTTGAGCCTCGCTCTTATTCATTAGAGTACAAATTTCGGGTATGCCCATAGTTTTAGACAGTTCAATAATTTTGTCACGGTCATGAGCAGTTACTGTTGTTTTTCTAGCCATTTTTGCGCCATTGTGCGAGAATATCTTTTATATGAATTTCCAACTGTTTTTTCTTTGTTTTACTAATAGAAACGCCCGATCTTAACTGTAAATAAGCCTGTCTAAGCTCAACTGGTAATCTTTCATCAATTATTTCTAACATTTCCCTAGTTGCTGCATCATTAAATATGCTCGACTCTTTTTCTATACTACTATCACTTACATTAGAAATATCATAGGGGCGCATTAAGTTTTGCTTTGATGAGTTTCTCTTTTTCCAAGCTTTATATTTATTACAATATTCCCCGTCACCATGATGCCCCTGTTCATGACATATTTTACACGGCGGATCTGATCTATGAAATTTATCTCTTTTAAAATTTATCAAACGATTTTTAATATGTGAATATAAAAAATTTTCTAATGGGCGACTTTCATCGTATCTAGCCATTGCTTCAAGGCCAAATATTCTTGCTTCCTGCTTTATGTCATCAATATCAAAATAACCAAAGGAAAATCCTTTTCCTAAAACAATAACTATTTTATCTATGATTTCTATTATTTCTTCTACGGTATATTTTTTACTTTTCAAGTTGAATGTTTTTTTGGATGATTTCTTCGGCATTGGTAGGATCGTTTTCGCAGATTTCTGCTTTTGTTTTTTCCGTAAGTTCTTCTTGTGCTTTAGCACTTATGATTGTTACAATATTTTCATCCGTCATTAAACTTTCTCCTGAGAAAAAATGGCCAGAGTTAAGTGGACTGAATCAATGTTGAAGTTTGTTCGTGAGAACTGCCACTACATGACAGACAATCAACTTGCTCTTGCACTATCATCTATCATTGGTGTTCGTGTGTCAAGTCATAGTGTCAGAAACCTAAGAGAAGAAAAGGGTTATACAAAATGGAAACGGTCTTCAACCAAAGATCCCCCCACCTCTTAATAGTAGACAACTTCTACAAAGATCCAGACTCAATAGTACATTTAGCAGAACAACAGGAGTATAAGCCTCAGTTAAAGTATTATAAGGGCGTTAGGACTGAGGAGAGGTTTTTATTTCCATATGTAAGAGAGGAATTCCAAAGACTGCTTCGTTTGGAAATTACAGACTGGTTAAATCAACCTATGAATGGAATTTTTCAGAAGACCAGTAAAGATGACCCTCTCGTATGGCATAGTGATAGTCAAGATTATGCTGCTGCTATTTATTTAACTAAAGATGCGCCCGTATCTATGGGAACATCTTTTTGGAGAGATACAAAGTTTGGCTGTCGTAGACCACCAAGCCATCCCTTGGAGGGCAAAGCAATAGCTGACGCTGAAGTGTATACCGAGTACAATCTCTTGCATAAAGACAATTGGCAGTTAGTTGATAAAGTAGGGGCCGTATATAATAGACTAGCCATTTGGGATGCAAAGCTGATTCACTCAGCTAGTGAGTATGGTTCAATGGATCGTTTGGTACAACTTTTTTTCTTTAGTACGAAAAGGTAGGGCGAGCTATGCGAGTCTTTTGGCAATTCTGGAATCCTTATTTCAATTCTGAAACATGTCAGCGTGTAATTGATCAAGCTCTTAAAATTCCTCCGCAAGAAGCAAGTGTTTATGGTGGGGCGAAAGACGCTAGAAAATCAAATGTACGATGGCTAAATCGTGGCGATGAAAGCTGGAAATGGCTTTTTGATCATGTTGAGAACATATTCCGAAGGGCCAACAACGCTTTCGGATTCGATCTTAACTACTTCCATGAGATTCAGTTTACTGAATATCATTCGGAATATAATGGCTTTTACAATTGGCACGAAGATCTATTGTGGCGACCACAATGTAACAGCATTATGCATAGAAAGCTGTCGTTTGTAATGCAATTGACAGATCCTAATGAATATACTGGGGGCGATTTGGAATTTGATATCCATGACGAGAAACCAGATCCAATGCAGCTTAGAAACAGAGGATCTGCGATAGTATTCCCATCTTTTGTAAGGCATCGTGTAGTACCAGTTACGAGCGGTGTTAGGTATAGCCTTGTTACTTGGTACGAAGGACCGTGTTTTAGATGAGAATAGTTTAGGTAGTACATTTCAGTTTTTGGGCGTATGTTATGTGGGAACCGCCCACCCCGGCCGGGCCCGGCCGAACCGCCAAAATGGCAGGGCAAAATACCCCACTAAACTTATCTCAAATATATAACATAGCCAGGGACTGCCATAATGACATTAAAAAAAATTTAAAAAATTTTTATTTTTACTATTGATTTATTTTTATTTGGACGATATATTAAATACATAAGCAATGCACTTCGCAATGCTAAAAAGCTAGTAAAAAGGAATTTTGGTTATGAATCAATTCAACTTCGATTTCTCTTCGGTAGACTTCAACAAACTTACTAAGATTTTAGTAGGTAAAGCTAAGAAAAAGCTTGACTACCAAACCGCTCAAGATGTTGTACAGAATACCTTGATTTATGCTATGCGGAAATTCAATCCTAGCAATGGTGCAAGTTTTGAAACTTTCGCTGGTGTTTGCCTGCAAGGTAGAATACTTGATCAACTTCG